ATCTTCTAAAACTCTAAATCTATTTGACTTAACATATTTTTATCCTACATACATCTTCTGGCGTAATATTGATAAGGATTCATTAGATATTTATGTTAAGAAAGAACTTAGGATACCTTCTAATATTCCAAAATATCTTAAAATAACGGCAAATCATTGGAGTTCGGGACAAGGTAATGGATGGAGCTTTCAAAAAGATAATTTTGAAGGTGTTTTAAGCGACGAAGATGCCTATAATAGCATTGTATCACTCAAATCAACTCAAGTATTTTCAGAACTAGATGATGATGCAAAGAAATTGGCTATCGCATATTGTTTGTGGTATGAAAGAAAAGATGAAAAACTGAATAGAGTTGACGAAGATGAAGTAAATAAATATCTTAGTGAATGGGAATATGAAACACAATGAATTCCGTTTTTGTTAATAAAAGTAAGTTATTCAACTAACATAAAGTTAGTCAGAAGATTGTAGTCAAAACGTTATTATGATATAGTGTATGAATTAAAAGTGGAACATAAATATTCTTACACCGAAGTGGTGTAATCATCAGGTCCATGTGAAAGCAATTTCATGCAGGTTCAAGTCCTGTTACCTGCACCATAGCTTTTTACCCCAGTAAATACGATATTTACTGGGGTTTTGCTATACTTAAATCACTCTAAAACACGGAAAAATACATATCGTAGCTAACACACAGCTAACAAGTAGCTAACAAATCTACAAATGACAAAACTCCCCTCACTCGCTTTTTACGGCGGATGAGGGGAGTTTTTTTTTGCAATTATGTGTTTGTCAAGACATTAAGAATGTCCTTTAGGTTTTAATTAGCCGAGTGCCTTTTTTGCGTTGGCAATTTTGTTGTCTTTTGCTCGAATACCGTCATTGATGAGATGATAGATAGCATTGATGGTCTTCTCGCCAACGATACCGTCAACTGTGACTTTACCTGCTCTCTGTGCCTCTTTTACGGCTTTAAGCGTGCCACTGCCAAAACCAGCCGAATTATCAACTTTAGTCTTGATAATTTTCATGTTGTAGAGTGTAATCAACTGCTTCTTAAACGCAAGTGTTGCTGTATTGTGTGCGCCAAATTTAATCATTTCTTCAACCTCCGTATCTGTTGTTTTACCGCCAAGCTGTGCGGTTACTGTTTTTGCAAGATTGCCGAGTCTGCTGTAAAGCCAATCGCCCGGACAGGATTTATTTGCAAACCACCTATGTACAGTCAAGACCATTTCGTCTGACTTAGGAGAGTAGTTCAGCGTCTTGTCTTCATTTCCGAACCACAAGAGTTTTTTCTTACCGTTACGCTTGCAAATATCCACGCAAAGAGCGATGAGTTTCTTATACACTACATCTTTAAAGGCATAAGGATGCGTAGCATCAGAAGCACATTCGATTGTTACCGCCCTCTGGTCATTTGCATTTGACGAGCTACACCAAGAACGGTTGCCTTCATCGACACAGAGCAGCACTCTGCCGTCATAGCCGATGCCGTAATTACAGCTTGCCTCAATTGAGGTGCTCTGAAAAATACTTCCGAGCGTTTCAACGCTACACTGACCCACGACACAATGCGGAGTGATTCGGTCAATGCTGTGCGTACGCCTGCCGCTGTGGTTTGGCGATAATTTCGTGTAATTGACGAGTTTTGAGTTGCTCATTCCGTTTCCTCACTTTCTGAATCTGTTTTTGATTCGACTGTCGTTTTTAATCTTTTGACGATTGATACCAAGAACTTCGGTAATGGGATTCCGATTTCCGAAAGGTTTTCAAGAATTGAAATCAATTCGTTAATGATAAACCAAATTGTGACAATCATTCCGATGCAGTAGTTAATTTTAAGGTCAATTCCACAATTTATAAGAGCTGAATCAATCAGATAGTCGGCGACGATGCCGACTGCTACAGCTACGATATATCCGACCTTCTTGATGATTCCGGTCACGCCTACACGACTGTTCAGCGTGTGGCTTATGTACGCTTGTGCCATTCCTGTGCTGTAGTCGATGATCATTACCACGACCATTACAATGAATGGCACAAGCAAGATGTTAAGATATGCGACGATAGCACCGCACACAGTGGCAAATAATGCCTGTAAAATGTTTTCTTTCATTGTTTACACCTCGCTTTCTGTCGGCTCATCAACGGTCGGGTCTGCTCCCCATACAGCCATTACTGCGTTGTAGTATTCATCAGAGAGAACCTTTCTTAACTGTTCTCTACCAGATTCGTCGTTCATATATGCGTTGCGGATGTTTCCGCCGACCTGCATTTCTTCACCGTTAAAGGTCAAAAACTGCTGTCTGAGTACCGACACGCTGTCCTTTGTGAGCATATCGAGTGTGATTTTTTCTTTAAGTTCCATTTTTTCATACCTCCGTTATTTTTATATTTTGTAAATCAAGGAAAAGTTTACCTGCTCATCAGCGACGAAATCATAAGCCTGTTTATTGAGCGGAGTAAACTGCAACCAAGCCGATTTGGTTACACTGACTCTAAACATACCGCCGTTTTTGCTTATGCCGATATCGTGAACAATCACATCCGATTTGTTTGGAAACGGCATATTGAGCAAAGATATTGCAGATGTTCCGCCTAAAGATGTTGCGTTCATAATGACGGTGACATTTACAATAACGATATCGCCAATTTTTTCATAAAGGCAAGTTGCAGATTTTATTTTATCAATCTGAGTAGAGTACGGAGTAAGAGTAGCTGTACCAAGTTCGATATTTGACGAATCGTACTTACCGTCAAGTGAAGTTTGGGTTGTCTTTTCAAATGCCAAAACCTCGTCCGCAACTTCTGGGACACCTTCCGCAACTTTATTCGGTAAGTAGGTTGATTCTTTTTCAGTAATCATAATTTTGGAAACTTTGAAAGTAACACCACTACTATAAATACCAAACCTAAGCGTTATAAACGACGTATTATCGCTTGTGACAAATGTTCCTTTACCATTATTTATTTTTACAGTAGTTCCATCGGTAGCGATTCCATTAAGAAAAATTATAGTATTGCAACTATTTTTGTTTGCAATATAATATACCCGATATTTAGTATTCGGTTTTACACTTATTTTCATTGTTTTAGCGTAAGGTAACATCCAACTATTCGTATAAGCGTCTTTTTCTGTAGCGGTAATGGTAATTGATTTTTCATCAAAATTCAATTCACCAAGTGTACCGTGATAAACTGGCTTAGTCAAACTCTGTAACCCTTTCGCCCAAGCATCAAAATCAAAAATATTCGAGCTGTTGACAAGATTAGCTTTGTTTGCCAGTGAGGTATCAATATCTACCTTATCGGCTTTTTCGCCGAGCAAATCATCGGTTTCAGTCTTATCGGCTTTTGCAAGCAGAGAATTGTAAACCGTGCCGCTTGTCAGATAGCACGGGCTATTCGGTTTCGGTTCGTCATCAAACGGTCTTGAATCAAGCTTTCGGGCAAGTTTTTCTTTTATTTCACTCTTCGTATATGCGTCTGAAATGCCGTACCCTGCAAGCGTTGTTGATTTATTGGCTTTACTTGCAAGACTATTACTCACATCGGCTATGTTAGCTTTATTTTTCAGCGTCGTTTCAGTGCTTTGCAAACGGGAATTAATTGAATCAATGTCGCTTTTGTTTGCTTTTTTCACAAGATTTGTGTCAACAGTATCAAGCCTTGCTCCGAGCGAACTCTGACTGCCTCTTGCTGTGGTTATTTCGGTTTCAAGTGCAATTGCTCCGTCTGTTGCCCGTTCAATCCCCTCGTCCATATGGTTGAGGTTGTCGGCATTGAGGGGCGGAGCAGAGCCGTTCACAAAGACAATTTTATTGTATTTGTTCATTTTCTTTTACTTCCTTTCCTAATCGTTTTTCGCCCTTTGATGTGAGGGCAGTTACAAATCCGTCCATTTTCTTATTGAACACAAATGTTTCGATTGTCGGCAAATCTTCAAACGGAGTTTTAATTGTGTACTTATCGCCTGCCTCAAGCCACCAATACGAAAACAGCTTAATTTTTGTCGGGCGGTATTTATATACATCACCAAAAAAATTAACAGAATTATATTTTGTGCCGATATCACTTGCTGTTGTTCTGCACCTCATCAAAATGTTATCGGAAACATACCACGAAAAATCGTTACTGTTGCCATACAAAAACGCTTTTTTATCAGCAAACTTAGCACTGTACATACGGATAGGCTCAAGTTCGTAATCTTCAAAGGATAAATCTTTGTACGAATCGATTGTTTCAACGGAAGATTGAGAATACAGCCTTTTAAAACGCATTTTTCCGTCGGCATCTATAACGGCAAAGCTCAAAGTTAATTCTGCATAAGCTTGGATTAAATCTGACAAGGTAATGTCCTTTATAACCTTTTCCACGCAGGTATCATCAAATTTCAGTGGTACACTAAAGACAGATAAGCTCGGCGGTGAAACCCCTGTAATTGCATAATCTTTGGCAAATTCTGCGATTATTGAATAAAAGCTCTTAAAATTATCGTCTTTTTGATAGTGCGCATAACCATAAGCAAAACTGCCGTCCTCGTTCTCTTTGCCTGCAAACCACAAAGACACATCCACCTTTGACATATCATAAAAAGCGTCATAGGCTATGATTTTGACGATGTTACGCTGTTTTTTATCTCTTTGAGCCGACTGAATTTTACCGTAGAAAACAGGACATTCAACCGTTCCTGTTTCGGCAGGACAAATAAGAGTATTTGACGGGTACAAATCATCTGACGGATACAACGCTGATTCAAGATATGTTGCCATTATGATGACCTGTACTGTCTTTCCTATCAAAGCCGAGCAATCATAATCAATGAGTTTCACGCTCATTTCAGAGGCTATGCAACCGCCGAATTTCAATTCTTTTTCAACAATTTCATTTTCAAGCGAAAAGCTGTCAAGCACGATACTTTCACCTGTTATATCCTCAAAACTGCCGTCGGGGAAATGCAGGGCAACGGTGTTGTAAAGTGTGTTTGTTTTCAGCTTATCAGCAATTTCTTTAGATACAAGCATTTTTAAGAATCACCCCTTAATACTCAATCAGCTCAACCGTAATCGGCTGATAGGTTATATCATTTTTTTCGGCATTCATTACGGTATATTCAATATCAGGAATATAAAAATAAGAGGTGTAATAGCTGTTTGTTTCATCGTTCCAATAAGTTACCCTGCACTTCCTCTGTAACTTATTCGCCATTGAGAGGTTGATAATCGACTGAAAATCAATCTTTTCGTCAAGATGAAGAATGTGAGTTGAAAACGAAATTTTTGTTTTGTAATTTGGCAGCGTTGCCCTTTGAAGCGTACCGTTCTGATCTCGTTCCGCAGAAGTTTCAAGTCGCTGATTCGGAGTTGACGAAAATGCGGTAATGTACTTATTCGGCATTATGTTGTTGCCGAATTTAAGCAAATAGCCGTTATAATTTGACATATCATTTCCCCCTTTATGCGAATGCGGATTTACCGTTGTGTCTGCGTCTGTAAAGCTCATCCTGTCTTATCATTTCTTCAAAAAGCGTTGAACCCTCAAGCTCGGCAGTAAACGAATAAGTGTTGCCGCCGTTATTGCGAAAGATAATGAACATTTCATAAATGTGTTTAAGCAGGTCAAGAATTTGTGTGAGAATCACTGTATCCTGACCGCCCGAATTGTCGAGCATACCCTGTAACTTGTTAAGAGGGGAAATAACCTCAGGGTTACCGCTGTTAGCGCCTGCGTTATCGCCGACAACCGCAAGTGTCGGAGCCTTAACAATACCGCCTTTTGCAAATTTTCGTGCCGGTGATTCCGTGGGTTCTTCAAATCTCGGAATAAGAGGCGGATTTTCAGGCATTGAAAAGCTCCAATCCTGTCCAAATGCCGCGCCGATAACACCCGCAATTCCGCCGATTGAATTAACAACACCCGAAACGAAATTATAAATGCCCGTCCACAACGCATTTATGCCGTCAATGATTGCGTTTATAATAAACTTAAACACGGCGCAAATGCCGTCCCAAATGCCTTTGAAGAAGTCGTAGATACCCTGCCATGCTTTTTTCCAATCGCCTGAGAAAACACCTGTAATGAAGTCAATAAGACCGCCGAATGTTTTCTGTATAGAGGTAACCAAGCCACCGATAAATGTAAACACATTATCAAACACCCTTTTTACGGCATTGAAAACATTCTGAAATATAGGTCCCCAAAAACTGACAAGCCAGTTTACAAACGGTGACAGGAAGTTATTCCACACGGTTGAAACACAGTCTGCAACCTTGCCGAAGAAGTTTATTGCACCTTCAAAAACAGGCTTCAGCCAGTTTTCCCAAGCTGACTTTACGATTGCTACGATAAAATCCCACGCAGGCTTAATCCATTGATTGTAAACATTCATCAGGGTTGTGCCGATGTTGGTAAACATATTGCAGATATTCTGAAAAATCTGCTGTCCGTTGCCGTTCCACCAATTACTGATAATTGTTCCGATATCTCCGAAAATTTGACCGATAAAGTTAAACACATCTGCAAACTGCAATTGTAAATTTTCGAGAAATTCTGTGATTGTTGCACCGTCATTTTCAGTCCATTCAACAAGGCTTTCGGTTGCGATTGAAAACGCACCCGAAACAACTTCGCCGACTGAACCCGCAAAGGTTGTAAGACCGCTTAAAAGATTGGAAATTGATTCTTCCATTTGAGGGCGAACATTGTCAATTGCATTGCCTGCAAGTGTACCGAAATTATCAAAAAAGATTGAAAGGTTGTTATAGCCGTTTGTAAGATTGTTGCCTACGGTGTCGATAAAGCCGATAATCTTTTCCCTGTCTTTTGAAATCCACTTAGCAACACCGCCTGAAATGGTCTGAAATGACTTTCCGCCGATTGTCGCAACCGCTCCGAATGCAGAGCCGATTGCCCCGAGTTTTGCAGAACCGACCTTTTGCATTGTGCCGAATGCCTTTTGAACTATGGAAACAGCATTATCAAAAACAGTCTTGCAGTTCTTGCCTATAGCTGACCAATCAACCTTGTTAATGCCTTTCTGTACATTCTCGACAAAGCCTTTGAATCCGCTTTTTTCGTATAGATTTTTGAATGCCCCCGAAAGGTTTTTGCTTGTGTCCTTGACAACATTCTTTGCAACAGCTCCGCCCGATGAGCTTTTTGATGAAGATGTATCTGACTTTGAAGAACTATCGGTACTTGAAAGCACATTCAGCTTGTCAAAGCCCGCTACACTTCTCTTTGCTTTTTCGGAACTTTTCTGAACATTATCAAGTGACTTTGAACTGTCATCTGCTGTATCCGTAAGGCTTTTGGCAGAATCGGACGCAGATTTGATATTGCTTGCGGTGTTATTGCCTGTATCCCAGCCGAAGGCCTTTGAAAGCGATTCAACCGCACCTTTGGCATATTCCGTTAAAGTTGCAAGTGCGGAACTCAACCGCTTTACAACCTGAGTTGCCACCTGAAGAATAGGCTGACCGACTACGGCAAGGAGTTGTTTCCAACTTTCTCTGAGGTTGCCAGTTACATTCTCCCAACCGTCTGCTTCACGGCTTGCCTGTCCCATAGCACCCGAAAGCTGATTAGCGTCCTTGACCATTTGCAAAAGCGTGAGCTGTTTCTGCGATTCCGACAAATCCGTAAATGACTTGCCATACAACTTATTAGCCGCCGCATTTCGTGTGGTTTCAGTACAGGACAAACCGAGTGCGGCATCATTTTCAAAGTTGCCTTTGAGAAACGATTTCAGGCTTTCTGCGGTATCTTCAAGCGAACGGTCATAATATGCGGCACTGTCGGCTGTTACCTGTAAAGCCTCCTGCATCATACCCAAAGCACTTGAACTATCCATACCCGTAGTTTTTGCAAAGGCATAAATGCTTGTGCCAACACCCTGCAATCGGGTTTCAAGAATACCGCTTTGATCGGCAACGCTCTGAATGGCTGATTCTGCCTGTGACTGCATTGTGCCGAATGTCTGTTCAAACTGCGAATTTGCCGCATTGACTTCCGCAGCCGATTCAATGCACTGCTGACCGAACTCCTTGATTTTTGCAACAGAAAAAGCGGCAACCACAGCCATTCCTATTTTCTTAAACGAAGATGAAACCGAATTGCTTAATTGCTCACCGCTGCCTTTGATATTTGAAAACTCTTTCTCGGTTTTCTGAGAAACGCCCTCCGAAACCTTTGAAAAGGACTGTTTCATATCCGTGCTTACATTTTCAAAATCTTTTGAAAGACTTGAAAATGCCGAATCAAACTTTTTTGTAATTGAATCGGAAATCTTATGCAATGTTTTGGAAATATCATCACCCGTAAGCCTGACATCAAGTTCAATTTCACCCGCCTTTGTCGCCATATTCACCACTTCCTTTCATTTTAGATTCTTTAAAAACAGGCATAAAAACAGCGCACACCGTTATGATGTACGCTAATAAAATTTTGCAAAAGAACAGCCACCCCGTTTGGAGTGGCTTTTTGTTTTATTTGTTGAGTTCGTAGTATTTGATGTTGATTTTCGGAAGTGACACATTGTTGCCCATTACGGTTTCATATGTATAGTCGCCGTCACAAGTTCCCCAGAATGTGATTACATCATCTTCAAGGAGTTTGTCCGCACCGTCAGGAATTTCTACAGTTGCGTAGATTGTATCAGTCCACAATGGTTCATCAAGATACTCATTTTCTTCTTTGGTTATATTGATTCTCAGGTCAACCGAATCGCCCCAGCCTTCCTGAACCTGAATAATCTGACCTTCAAACTTGTAGTCATTACCTTTGTACTTGTCAGGGTTTCTTGAAAGAGTTTTAAAGTCGATTGTTTTGCAACCGTCTTTAAATTCTTTTTCAACCTTCTTCGGGTCTTTAGTAGGCTTTTCTGTTGCAACTTCTTTTGTGGTCGCTGCTTCTGTCGCTTTTTCAGTTGCTTTTTCTGAACTCTGATTTGCAACAGTAGTTTCCTGCTTTGATTTGTTTGAACTGCTGTTACCGTTAATTGCACCGTTTACACCGCCAACAATCATAATAGCAACAACGATAATAACCCAAAAATACCAACGCTTGTAAATTTTCTTCTTCGCATTTGCAGGATTTACGGTTGCCGAGGTTGAATCGTTTCCGCCAAAGCCTGCACCGCACTTGTCACAAAATTTTGCATCGTCCTTTAATTCGTTCCCGCAATGTGGACATTTCATAAACATACACTCTCCTTAATAAATTTGTTAGTGTATGTTACATTTTATCACTATGTATTAACATTGTCAAGAATTTTGTAGATACAGTGAAAATTATGTACAAATTTACAGATTGGCAAAAAAGTTTTGAAATTCTGCAAGAACGGTGTTCATATCTTCGTCTGAATAGTGCTTTACATTTCTTGACCGCCATTTGTTGCGGATTTTATGCTGTGACGAAGTAAAGTTTTTCAAGACCTCTTTGTCGGTTTCAAGGCGAATTTGAACCGTTCTTGCAAGCGGTGTTTCGGGTCCTAAGCCTTGCAGAAGTGAGCAGAACTCATTCCAACTCATTTTTGCAAAATCCTTTGAATAAATGCTGACCCCGTACTCCGAGCGAAAGCTCGACACGATTAAATCAAAGTCATCAATCAGATCGTAGCCGGGGTCTGAACTTCCCCCTCATCAGTCAAATCGCCCTGTACAATTTTGGCAGATTCGCTGATAAGGGTGCTGAAATCGTGAATATTCAACTGTAACTTTTCAATCTTTTCCCTTTCGGATTCATCAAAAAGAAGATGATACATTTTGATAACATCTTTGTTCTTGCCGTTGCCGTCCTCAAAAATTGCCGCAAGTTTGAGAATTGAAACTGCGTCATTGTTGATTGCAAGGTCAACATTTTTAACTCTGACACTCGGCTTTTCCTCAAAATTAAGTTTGTCTGTAATATCAATTAACTTTGACATAATCGTTCATTCCTTTCGTTTTTTAAGCGGCTGCTGTATATACGGGTTTGCCGTTTGACATAACTTCAAATTCAAGCGGAGCAACACCCGTACTTGCACCTGCGCCGTTTGATGTAACGGATACAACTGCATTTTTAAAGAGGACGGTTGCACCGTTGGGGAAGGTCCACATAAACGAAACTTCTGCCTTTCTGCCGTTTTCAAATGCAAGGGCGGCAATCTGGTCATTGCCTGCGTCACCGATTGTACGCTTGCCCTTTACCGAAATTGTGATTGACTTTGCTGTCATAAGCCTTGACTTCCAGCCCTCGTTTTCAAAGGCTGTCCATTCCTCGACACCGTTGTCAAATGCAACGGAAAATTCTTCGCAGTTAGCAATATTTGTCGTGGCGGATTCTGTTCCTGCCTTGCCAACCGCAAACTGATTTTCATAGCACGGGAATACTCCCGATTCAACTTTTGCCATAAAATTACTTCCTTTCGTAATAAAATTTAACTTCAATGACCTGCTCATACACACCCTTGTCGTCTGTTCCCACATCAACGGGTTCTTCCGTGAGCAGTTCGATTATATAGATTTTGTGTTCCTTAATTTCAACTTTTTTAATGCCGTAAAGCGTTTCGTAAAGTCTGCGTGCAAACTCCTCGGTTTCTCTTGCGTTGTCGGTGTAATGGATAAGCAAAGACACGCTTATTGTATCGTAGGTACTTTCACCGCCGATTGCCCTTGTGGGTGTTCCTGACTGCTTTAATGAATACACACCGATTGACTTATCCTGCTTATTGTCGAGTTTACCGATGTAGTAATGCTCGGCTGAGGTAACGCTTTTGAGCCAATCTCTGATGTCCGATAAGTAAATCAAAGTCCTGTATTTCTCCTATATATTTTAGTGAATGTTTGACTGCAAAAATTCTGCCGTGTACCGCCCTCAAGCCACTGTGCAAACCATTTACCGCCGGCGGCAATGTTTTCCTTACGGCTGAAATTATACTCGGGATGAAAATACAACCGCCTTGCATACGGAGTGCTTGACACAATTTTAACTACCCCATTTGCACTTTGTGAATAATCAACAGCGGTACTATCGTTTTGAAGTATGCTTGTATCAAACGGCATTACCTGCGTGTTTTTCACCTGTGTAAGAAGTGCGTCACCTGTCTGTTCAAGAGCCTGTTGCTTTGCCTTGTCAAGCTGTTTTACAACAGGAATATTGAGTTTGATTTTTGATGATACCGAAAATCCCATTAAATCACATCCAATTCCGTAAAATTAACTTTGCCGTCGGGGTTGCGGTGTTTTGTACCCTGTACGATGTTTCGTTTTACGCCGTCAAGGATTACAAAGCCACCGCTTAAAGTGGGGCTGTCGGGGGCAATGTCGCCGTCAAAAAGCAAGACAGCCGACACCTGAACAATTTTCTGCTCTTTGGTATAGACTGTCTTTGTCTTTGACTGCACATTGCACACAGCGTTGCCTCCGCATAATATATTTGACGGATAAAGATTTTCGGAGGGATACAGGTTTTTGCACTCAAATGCGATAACAGGAGAGCCGTCCTCGGTTATTCCCTCACCGTAGATTGTGACCTCGACAGGAGTTTTGCAGAACTGCTTTTTTACAAGTGACGGAAATTTCACGGTTTTCACGCACCTTTCAGATTGCAGGATAACAAAGTCCTGTTGATTTTAGCAACGCATAGAGGTCGGCAGGAATTGCCACTCCACTGATGCACATTAAGTTCCAGCTTGCACCAAATTCCATTGATGTACCGTTGATTGAATAGCTTTTCAGATAGGAAGAAATCATATCGGCATTTTCTTCTTCAAAAGCAGTAAGTCTGCTATGCACTCTGCCGATGATTCTCTTCTGCATTTCCGAAAGTTTTTCAAAATCAATGCGGTTAAAAGTCAGAACATCAATGTGTTCGGCAGAGATAACGCTGTTCTCATCTCCGCCCTGCTGTTCAATGTAATCGGCATACATAGATTTACTCCTTTGTGTCTGACTTGGTACTCTCTTTAAGTTTTTTGTTTTCGGCTTTGAGCTTTGAATTTTCTTTCTTCAAAGTATTGTAATCATCAACAGAAATTTTCTTGCCTAATCCATATTCTTTGATTTTGCCGTTGTCATCCTGAATATCATAACCACGGGATACATAAGTCTTAGCTTCCTCGTCTGTGTTGACTGTATATGACTTATTGTCTTTGATTGCTTTCATTTTTTCTCACCTCGCTTTAAGCCTCGGCATGAATGATTACGCCCTGCTTCATAAGTTCGTCAATGGCAAAAGTACCATTAACTTTTCTGTTCTGATATATATAATTATCAGCTGTTCGGCTGTCAGAACCTGGAGTATAGACATTGATATATGAATACTTAACTCTTGACACCTGTGCTTCCGGGTCAATAAGAATATAGTCAATCTGCTTAGCTGAGCTGTCAGCAACACAACCGTTTGTAAAATCAAACAAAGACTTCATTCTTGAGCTTGGCACTTCTACAATCTTATCAATATCATCAACGGAACGAACACGGCGGTCAATGCCCTTTGCGGAACTGATTTCAAGTGTTCTCTGAATACCCTCTGCATTCTTCAAAAGCTTTTTGTACTGTGGTGTCGCATAAAGAATAACCCTGTCGAGCGGTACACCCGCTTCGGCAAAAGCCTCAAGGTTATCGTCAAAATCTGCAAGCACATTCGCCGCAGTTAATGCAGTAGTTTTTACTGTTGCACCAACTCGCTTAGCTTCTGTATAAAGCTTGCTGTAAGTATAACAGTCGAGTTCAGGTATAGCCTGTGTTTTTTCAAAGCGTGTCTGAATATTTGCGATAGTCACTACCATATTTGTTTCGTCAACATCAATAGGGTCGATAGCAAACTCAATATCTCTGTCGTGGTCAAGGGATTTGGTTTCGTAACCGTTTGAATATGTACCCAAATTAAAACCGCCTGCACCTCGTGTATGGTCTTTATAACCGCTGACCGAGAGTTTCGGAATTTTAATATCCTTACCGTTGATAATCTGAATGTCAGAGTTTGAGTGGTAAAGGTCATCGCAAGTAAGGGCCTGACCATACAATTCTCTTAATACATTACTGAAAATAGTTGCGTATTCTAATACTGCCATAATTATTTACCTCTTTTCTTACTTTTTAGATTTGATGCCGAAAATTTCTCTTAAGGCATCTTCTGTTAAATTTTTGTCGCTGTTGCCGTCACCGCCGATTTTCTTAACTCCTGTGCCGTTCTCGGCAGGTTTGCCCTTGAGTGCGGGAATATCGTCAAGCACCTTTTTAACAGCCTCTGTCAGCTTTTCCGCATTGACCTTGCCGTCTGTCACAGCCTTTGAAAAGTCTGCAATTTTAAGCACATACGGAACGGTTGCAATGTCAACGCCCTGTTTTACGGCTTCGAGGGTTGCCGATTGGTTGACTTCTGCCATAAGTTTTGCGTTGTTTGCGGATTCAACTTCCGACTGCATTTTTGCAAAGTCGGGAGTGTTCTTGGCTTTCTGCTTTTTAAAAGCACCGATAGCCTCTTTCATCTCATCGGCTGACAATCCCTGCTCCTTAAAATATGACTTCAAAACGGTGTCCTCTGTCACGCTCTGTTTGCCTGTAATAAGGCTTGCGAGCTTGTCATAATCAAAGGCAGGAGCGTTTCCCTGCGGTGTTCCCTGCGGTGCAGGTGTCGGTTCATTGGGGGTTGGTGTTGGATTTGGTTCTGCCATTTTTTCATATCCTTTCAGTTTTTCGGGTGTCTCCCGTAATCAGTTTATAGAGTGTCTCTCTGTTTCAGTTTTGCACGGTGTCTCCCGTAGTTTAATGTCTTCGGACAATAAAAAAGCACCTTACATATTCGTAAAGTGCTTAATCCGCTTTTTCTGTTTTTTCTGTTTTAACTGCTTTGGCTCTCGGCTTTTTGGGAGCGTCAGGCTTGACCTCTTCTGCAAAACCGCTGTCAATGAGTTCCTTTGCTCTCTGCTCGGAGCATTCAAAAACTTCATTCACAGGTCGGGTTACATAACCGTTCTGCCTGTCATTAAATGCTGTTGTTACTCTGATTTTCATTCTGTCACCACCTTTCTAAACCGGTCGAAATCGACGGGTTTAAATGCAAAAAGCACCCTATAATCAACATTGCTGTCGATTATAAAATGCTCAATTCGTAATTTTATGCTGTTTTTGTGAATTGCATATAACAAAACCGCCCTTTTTACGGAGCGGTTAGATTATGCCACTATATTTTAGATATTGCATTTTTTGTTCCTCTCTAAGCTTACTGTAAAGTGCTTCAGCATCTTTAGCTTCTTGTGGAGCATCTTCACGCAAAGTGACATTTAAACCATTTGTTACAAGGTACGGCTTAAACGCATTCCATAGAGATTTTTGTTCTTCAGTTTGTATCAATCTCATACCATCATCACCCTAAAAGTTTGCTGACTCTGTACTCGTTATACACTTCATCCATAGCTTTATCTTTTAAGCATTCAAAAGCATACTCACTTATATCCTCTATATTATAACCGTTATTTATCAATTTTTCAACCTTTGGAGCATAAATTTTATTAAGGTAATCGCAATATTCAAAATAATCGTTAATACCTCCGAATTTTGCTCTGTAATTTTTAGCGTCTTGCCAATGAATCAGTTCGTGAAGAATTGTACTCAATCCGTCTTGCGGACAAGCCAAGTTTTCTTGTAAATCTGACAAATCACTTGTTGAAAAGTATGCTGAATTGACATTTAGAACATTCTGCATTGGCATATATGAAGCAATAGCATTTACTCGCATTTCTTCGGGAGTGACAATACAAATTTCAGGTTTTCCGCTTGTTTCAACCTCTCCGAGCATATCAAATGCTTTTCTCACTTGCATATCAAAATCATGAAGTTCTTTTCGTTTTAGCTTTACCTTATCTGAAATATAAACATTATCACACAATGTATTTGCCTTGTGGGTATCAATTGTAATTGTTTCGCCCTCAATTTTGCGTTCAAAAGTTTTTGATATATCTTCCTTAAAAACAGGTCTGTAATATTTTTGTACATCAGTCTTCAAAGAAAATTGTTTCGCCTTTTCTTCAAGCATATCAGCCCTATCGTGCCACTCATCGGCTCGGGTTTGGGCAATGCGTTTATTGTCCTCGTCAAGACTGTATTCGGCACGGCGGTCAAAGCGTTCTGCCTGTCGCTGTGCATACTGCTGTTTTTCCTCAATTCCTCGCTGACGGTCAAGCTCTTTGATTTCATCTTCAGACAACGGTGCGTCCAAATCATCAAGTTCGGGATAATATGTACTTGTGCTGTCCTTACATCTCGGATGAAACAAACCGTTCTTGATTGCGGTTGAGAGGAGCGGATAGTTTCCGTCTGACTTTTTGCCGTTTGAATAAACATCGTCAATAAACACCTTGCCGATATATTTTGCACAATCGGGGCAACCGCCCTGTCTTGAGTTCACAACAACGAGGGATACTCCCCATTCGGCTCGCTTTTCGCCCTCACCACGCAGATAGGCTCTTTTGTTGGCTGTTTTAACCGCCATATCCGCATAATCCGAGAGCGTGTGCCTTGCACCGTTCTTGTATTCCACACAATTAAGACCTGCGTTGAGCATATCTTTGCAAGCTATATCAACGGCTTTTTCGTATGTAACCGCACCCGTGTTCATTGCAACCTGTGCGTTAAAAATCGCCTTGCGGTACTTGTCGTTGCTCATACGCAAAACCGCCGTTTCTGCCTTCTTTAAATCGTCTGTGGTCGATTTTATGAGTGCGTCAAGTTTACGGTCATTCACCTTAAAGAACTCGGCTGTGCTGTGTGCTGACGGCTTTTTCGGGGCTTTGAAACCGTCCTTGACAGCTTCAAGAATTTCTGCCTCCTGACTTGCATTTCCGTCAGCTTTGGCGGTGCGAATCATCTCTTCAACCTTGCCGTTAATGGTTTTGAAACGCTTGCCGAATTTCTTTGCGTTGTGCTTACGGTACTCTTCAAGACTTTTGAGCTGTTCAGCCTGCCATTGTGTCCAGTTGTAACCCTCTTTGGTTTCTTCGGCTCTGTGACGGCTGAAATTGCGCATCATGCTGTCAATCAGTTCATCTTCGATTTTTTCAAAGGCTTCTCTGATATTGTAATCACTCATTGTTTACCTGTGTATCGTTCTGTTCGGGATTGCTTTCGGTTTTTTCTGCATTATTTTCCGCATTTTCTTCATCATCTGCGTTATTGTCAGGTCCTTCTGTGTCGGTAAGGTCCACATCGTCAAGCTCCGATTTTTCTTCTTCGCCTGCGATGCCCTGTTCTTCCTTAATTCTCTGCACCTCTTCGGCTTTCCAATCCTCCGACTTGCTGTCGCCGTAAAGCTCGTCAACCGAGGTTTCAACTGACATCAAACCGCCCTGTCTTGCTTTTGACACGGTTTCAACCTGACTTTCAAAGCTCGGATTTGCATATTCGCCGAAGTTTACGGATACCTCCAAGCCTTCAACAATACCCTTGCCGTTGAGTTCACTGTCTGCATTGAGTACAACTGCAACAAGGCTTTGAAGTGCGTTCTGCGTAATTTTCACAAGGTTCTGCCTTGTGTAAAGGGTTGTCTTTTCCTTTTCACGCTGAGCGTCTGCATTATCAAGCTTCTTCGTATCAATGCCGAGAGTTGACGGCGATATAATGCCCTGTAAGCAGAGGTCGAGGGCAGTAATGTATGAACTCAAATAGCTTTCGTGCTGAATCTGCGGACTTTCGGTGTAAATCCTGTTGCCGTTGCCGTTTTCAGACATATCGTTGCCCACGGTGATAAATCGGTTGTCAAACGGATTTGGCGACATCGGCTGACAGGTTTCGGGATTTCTCGGAACAAGGCAATCAGGCACATACTGCTTTGTCCGGCAGGCTCTGAGTGCGTCCATCCACTGTGACCACACTTCATCAAGGCTGTCAAAAGCGTCTGTTTTTATGCCGATAATGCCCGCACCTCTGCCCTTGTGGCACGATTTGCCGTAAAGGACAGGTACAGCCCACATATATGATTCGTCAAATGTAACGCCCTTTGAATCAATCCACGAAAGAGCGTCAACCGTGTGCAGGTCAATCTCTTTGCCGTTGTCATCATACAAAGCATAGTGAATATAGCCGTAACCGTATGTTTCTTCAAAACGATAACGGCGGTGTTTTTGCGTGTAATCGGTGTAAAACTTAACCTCTCGGATTCTGCCGCGCACATATGTAAAGTCGATGTTTTCGGCAGGATACCATTCAACAATCGGAACATCTGATACAGCCGTGTCAAAGCTGACCTTAAAAGCACCGTCACCGACAACACATAGGTCACGGAGCATTTGCTTAACCGTGTCGGATAACTTGTTCTGCTTTTCAATGTCTTCCCAACGCTCTGCATAAGCGGTTGAATTTTTACTTGTAACATCTGTGCCGTTGTAGTCGGCAATTACGATATTCACGAGCGTTTCGCAGATGAGTGCCGGCAAGCCCGTGTGTATTTTACGGATTTCAAGCCCCTTTGTGCTTTTTGCCGCCCAAAACATAGTTTTGTTTGTATCAATCTGCCTGTACAGCTCCGCAAGCTGTTTGCTGTTGCCCCAATACCAAATGCGATTGATAAAGCACTCGGTCAGATGATTGCTTGTTTCGGTGACGGTAATTGTTTTGTCGCTTGCAGGAGTAATCTGCAAAAAGTTTTTAATTCCAGATCTGATAGATTCAGCCATTCTGTTAATCAGCCCCATTTATTTCACTTCCAATAATATTTTTAAACGGCAGCCACGCATATTGACCGCTGTTAATGCAATGGTCGTGACCGTCCTCGGGTGTATTGTCTTTATCCTCTCGCCAGCTGTAAATTTCAAACTCGGCAATCGTGTTTTTACAATGTTCAAGCACAAAATAACAGTCGGTGGCAAGCCAGCCGAGTACAAGATTGATTCGGTCAATAATCTTCGTTTTCTTCCATGCATTTGCAAAGTCATAGACACAGCCGTGCTGTCGCTTATACTTTTGAAATTCGGTAATAGTCGCTTGGTCGGCGCTATCAATAAAAGCCGTGCGTGCAAAGCCCCATTCATCACGGTTGCGGTCAAGAAAATCAATAAAATTCTTCACCGTGTCACTCGGGGCAATAGGTGTTTGCATTTCAGCGTTGTTATAAACTCTTTCATCAAGCTGAACACACTTGCCGTGATTGGTAATGCCGTAAAATGTCATTGCGATAGTGTCAGGCGACTTCTGCGAATAGGCGGTATCAAGACCTGCGGTGAACTGAACAAAGTGTTCCGACTTGCGGTTACAGTTCAAAAACTTTTCTGCCCACTCTTTTGATTTGATGTGTCTTGCCCTCTCAAAATTCGGAAACACAAGCCCTGTTGCTCTGCCTCTCAAACCTAAGATTTTATTTTTATAGAGCTTTGTACCTTTCGGTGCAGAGTTCTTTTTCTTTTCAATCTGTTCGGGTGTAAGACTTAAATTATCGGCAAAAGAAAAGAACCAATACCGCCAATTCGGTACAGGTTCTTCGGTAAGCTCCGCCGTAATCTCGGGAGGAACATCGTTTTCATATTTTTTAAAAGGACGGGAGCGGTTGACAAACTCCTTATACACAGGCAGGCTCGGATCATCGGGATTCAGCGTTGCAAGCATATAGTCATTACGGGTTGACATCTCTCGGATAAACTCAATATCGGCGGTGTTTATCTCATCAATATACACACAGCCAAACTGCGCACCGAGTACCATTTCCCATTTATCTCGACTGCTGTAGCCGAGAATATAGATAATTTTGCCCTCAAACTTGATATGCGGCAGCTTATAATCCTTGTCGCCGTTACCACAATAAACAGCGTTGCGGTGCAAGTCGAGAATACCGTTGTCCTGTTGAATTATAGTTTCCTCAGCCTTGCCCGTAGTTTTGGCGGCAATTGCGTGAAGCTTCTTCGGCGACTGCGACACCATTCGCATAAACTTAACGCCTGCTCCGACTGTTGTTTTTCCCGAAGCTGTCGTGCCTTCAAGAAATTCAGCCGACACATTTGTTGTGTTGATAAAGTCGATATACTTTTGTGAAAGCGGGAATTTGTTACTCACTCAGTCCCTCACCACCCAACTGTCTGAACACATCGGATAGCTTTTCGGACTGCTCAACCTTTGCGTCAACCTTAACGGTGTATTCGCCCGTCATCTTGTTGAGCGTGTCAATCGCCCTGATTCTGTCGGATGTGTCCTGATCGTCATTCCTTGCAATGTCGGACAAAGCAACCTGTCTGTCCTTTGCACTCATAATGCGCTCGTCCTTGAGCTTATCGGAAAGCTCCTTGATGTATTTTGAAACTCCAACATTCTCCAACAATTCATACGCTCTTGCATTTGCGTAATTCTCGGAATATCCCGCCATAATGGCACTCTGAACGGTGTTACCGCTCTGCGCATAATATTCCGCAAACTTCCTCTGCCTTGCATTTAATTTGTCTTTCACGGTATCACCTCTCTTTGTCTGAAATTTCTAAAAATAAGCAAAAGAAAAGAGAGTACTAAATGCACTCTCAATTATTATATCTTAATTCGCCCATTCTATCATTTATTTTTGAAAGGGCATTTTTCAACCTTATACGCTCTTCCGGTGTTATAGTTTTATTCTCTTCGCCCTTGCCTACAATTGTTGCTATCTTTTTGTAATATTCCAAAAGTAAATCAACATCTCTTGTGCCGTTTATTAATTTATCTATGTCTTTGCATTGTGAAATCATTATATCTGCAAGTACACGATTACTAACTTGAATATCATTATTTTTTGATTGCTGATTATCTAAAATAACATTTTTTAAACCTGCGATATCTAATAATGAATACGAACCATTTTCATAAGTTTCCTTTATCGCATTAGCAATATCATCTTTTGCCTTAATAACATTTTCATACAATCTATCTCTCTTATAAAAAACAGTATTTATTCCTGCTACGTCAAAAATTTTATCAGTAGCATCATCCTGTATCAAAACTACTTTTTTACCATAGGCTTGTCGAATTCCTAATTCATACATAACATTCGGATTTCTTGAACTTAAATCACAAATTGCCATATCGCATTCAACTAAATTTTTCAAAATTTTTTGCATTATCGGATCACATATTTGATCGCTATCTGCTCTTATAGGTTCAAACTCCGCCTCTTTGACAGCAGGAACAATTATCTGTTCGTATATTTTATCAAAATGACCTGTAGGATATTTTGGCTGGTCTGATATAGGCATTATAACAAAACAGGTTTTTGCCTTATTTTCTCCGCTCATATGCGACTCTCCTTAGTTGTAATATATCACTAATCTATCATATTATTTGACACAATTCAACAGATTTTACATTTTTCTGTAAACCGCACAATCAAGAAAGTAATAATTTGTATAAAATAACCACACACAACACAAAACCGCCCTCAAACGAGAGCGGTCTGTGCGATTTTTTATCTTAGGAGAGTTCTACATATGTCCTGTTTGTCAAACTTTCATAATACCATTATACGCAGGGTAAGGGTGACATTCAATGACATTTCAAAATAATTTTACGAGAAATCGAACTTTTTTCGGAACGCCTGTAACGCTTCGCCGTGCAATCTCAGGGTATGCCTTACGCTCATTTCCATACTCTCGGCAATATCCTCCCACCTCTGACAATTTATGTAATACTCGGTCAAAATTGCAATGTAACGGTAATCGTCAAGTGCGTTGATTTTACTGCGGATTTCAGTTTTCAACCGCACAAGATTGTCAATTTCCCGATTGATTTCAGCCTGAAGGTCTGCAATCCTATCCACAATCCGCATAGGGTCATTCACTCCTGATGTCTTAACAGGCTCGGTCTGCTTAACCGATACCTGTGCAATATTCAGCCTAAGTTTCGACAGCTCGTGTTCTTTCGTTCTGATCAGCTTATCCGAAACCCTGACCGAATATAAATAATCTTTAACCGTCAATTCGTATCACGCTCCTCCTCGTCAAGCATACCAAGTTCCTGTGCCAACGCAACAACAGCGGTTACAATCAAATGCAAATCCTTGCCTTTGATGTTACACATATTAAAGCAAACATCGCCCTCATCGTTATCAAGTTTACCAAAATCAATAACAAGTCCCTTTGTAATCGTCTTGCTTTCATTGTTATCGTAATTAACGGTGATATTTTTAACACCTTTCATTCTTCTACCTCACTTTCAAGCCAATGTTTCGTGCAGTCAATGCAACTGCCATTAAATCGCTTTTCCATAGGACAACCGAAATATGGAGTTCCATATGGACAGGCAAAAAAACTCATACAACTCCGAGCCATTTCATCGATACTCATTGATTTGATTTTTTCAAAGTTATTCATTTTTAATCATCCTTTCAAATCTTTTTTCCAAAGTTGCTTGTTACAATCCGGCGATAATGTTTTCCTGGGTCTTGAAGGGCAAGTCCATTTGTGTCCTTTGGTCAAATAGCCAAACTTCCAACCGGAAGCTTTTAAGGAATCACCAGATTCATTTTCAAGAATATATGTAATGATTCTGTCATATCCCATTTCTTTTGCTATTCTCGCAGCCCTTGAATATAAGAAACTGCAAGCATTTTTTGTTCCGTCAGTGCAAAGCCTGACCACTTCAATGGTTTTCCCATCGTCCAATATTCTTGAAACGGGTCTTGCAACTTGAATTACACCAACTATCTTTGTTCCGTCAAAAGCTGCTATTCGAAATTTGTCACGATAAACAGGGGGATGATGACGGTGAAGCATTTGAACATAGATGTTGGCATCCTTTAATTCAATCGGTTTTGCCTCAAGCATTATCTAAATTCCTTTCCGGACTTCTTGTCCTTTATTTCATTTCGGCGATAAAATCCGTGGCACGATATAGCGTCACGTAATCCCCCTCAAGGTCATCATCGTAATACTGTGCTGTCTCATCGCCCATCGCTTTAATAATCACAGCGTAGTAATCTTCTTCCCATTCTTTCGCCGCTTCAATTATTTCGTCGAGCGTAAACTTGCCTTTAGCTTTTTTGATCTTCAAATGCCAGCGTCCCTCGGCATCATATCCGTTTTCAACTGTTGTCCCTTTTTTCATTATTTTCACCTTCTAAAAGTTCAGGATTATCGTAGATATTGCCGATTACTTCAATTTGTTTCAAATCTTGATAATATCCAAACGATAAGGTTTCAAGTGTTGAATACACAAGACCAAAATACGCTGTTCCGTTTCTTTGTTCAAACACTACATTATGAACAGTATCACCATATTTTACAATATCCCCCTCAAAAATCTTCGTGCCGTTCTTGTCGGTCAAGCCTGTGTACTGTCCGACTGTTTCGGGGTCTACCGCACCATAGCTGCCTAAAACGGTTGCATTGGGTGTTATACAGCAACCTTGTTTAGTCACAAGCAAATTGCCCTCTGACCACTTACCGTTAGCTATCATCTTGCCTCTGAATAAATATTCTCTCATCACTTAATCCACCTCTATTTCCAAATTAAGATAGCTTTCGTTATCTATCTCGTTTCTCAATTTCTGTCCATAGTCAATGCCTTTGTATTTTAATGCCATAGTTTTATCAAATTCTTTGTGCATTTTAATAGAGGCATATTCTACATTGTTCTTGTATTCC